GTACATTATGGATCAGAAATGGTTAAAAATATTTTTTAGGAGGATTTATTATGACAAAATTTGCTAAAGAAATGTTGAAATTAGGAATCGAAGCAGTAGTAATATTACCAGCAGCATACTTTACAGCTAGAAAGGTTCATGATATAACATGTAAGAAAGATATTCAAAATTTCCAGAAAGGTTTAACAGATATTCTTGATGAGAAGAAAAAGGAATCTAACAAGATAATTGAAAGACTTGAGGAAATAAGAAAAACTGAAAAGACATGTACTGATCACGACAGCTGGTTACTTGACTATGAAAGTACTTTGCAGGAAGGTATTATGAAAAACGGAGAAATAAAAGCATTGAAGGAAATAATAAATGCTAAAGTAAATTAATAAAAAAGTCCTAAGCAAGACTTTAAACTGCTTTATTTTTTATTCATCACTTTTCATAAACGAAACTGACACAATGATTTATCTGTTACACATCTAAACGATTCGCGAATTTTAATAATCGTATAGTGAGGACTGATGGGTCCTTGTATTTTTTTTTATACAACTAAATCAAAATGGAGGAAACTAAACTATGAAGAAGCAGAGAACAAAAGAAGAAAAGAAGCAGTTGGCAAAGAACATTATTAAGTATACACTTGGAGCTATTGGTCTGGGTGTATTTTGTTATGCTGGTTATAGGTATGTTACAAGCGATACTCCAAGACCTTCTAGTCCTGAATTAGATAAGTTAGTTGAGGATACAGTTGAACAATGGAATAAGGATAAAGAAGACGAATATTCAAAAGGTTATGGTGTTGGTTATAATGAAAGTATTCTTGATATGGTTAATTGGTGTAAAGAACATGGAAAGAGCATTGTAGCTACAACTTCGTCAAAAGGTCATGGAGAAGAAAATGCTGAGAATTGGTTAATTGCAGAAGTAGTTACAGAAAAGCCTAATTTAGATGATGTATTAGTAGATTATCCATATTGTATCAAGAGACCTAAGGATAAATAATGTAGAATGCCCCTAGAATGCACCAGAATCGATTTTAAGGCCTGTTTGGTATATTCCTGGTATAAATCTATGGTTAAATACTAAATGGGCCTAAATGGGCATTCTGGTGCGTCTGAGAGGCATTTCTGTGAATGAGTCTACACGAATGTAGAGAGTAGTTGACATATATGAAGGAGACAAATAAATGACAGTAGAAGAGTTGAAAGTTGAAGCTGCTAAATTAGGATATTATTTAATTAAGAAGCCAGATAAATATATTCCATGTACCTGTGGTGCTAATAGTAGACGTTTTCGTTATATAAATAATAAACCAACTTTAACATGCTCTAAATGTGGATATAGATTTATACCAGACAAAGAGTTTACTAATTTTAGAGGCATTGAAGGAAAAATGAGAGATTTATGGAATGCTGAGATGATTAAAAAAAGGAGTATTAGATGACAAGAACCTACAAACTATTCAAAATAAGTAGTAATAAAGAAAAACTTGTAAAAGAATATCCTACAATGCAAGAAGCTACTTACAAGGTTAAAAGTATTCTTGGATTAAAGGAATTTCAGAAATGTGATTGGACAACATTGTACGATGGTGTTATGCCAATTGGTATGATTTTCACAAAAGAAGGTAAAGATATTTTTTCTATAAAGAAAGAATTAAATTGGCAAGAATAAGGAGAAAATAATGGGTCTTAACATAATAGAACTTTCTGATGTAATGCAATATATTGATACAATAGAAGATAAAAGAATACATGATTTATTGCATAAAATGCGATTTGAATACAGTGAATATACTGAAATTGGTACCGTAGAAGATTGCAAGAACTATAAAAAGTTATGTGATATACCAATGAGTCAGGTAAATGTATTATTACAAATGTCTAATAAAACATTACTTGATGAAATACATGCATTAAATAAAGAAATTGAAATGTTAAAAATATGTAAGGGTAATTCTCCTCGTAAAAATTATAATGCACAATATTATGAAGAACATAAAGAAGAAATAAGTAAAAAGAGAAAAGCTAAGAGAAAAGAAATAAAGGAGAAATAATGGCTAATATAATTGATAAACTTATTGAAAAATATAATGACAAAGTTGTAAATATATTAGGAAGTGAGTATACTATTACATTTAGGTCACATAATGATGATGATCAATTAAATGATTGTGCTGCATATTGTTCTTATCATGAGAATATAATAGTTCTTGATTATGAATCAAAAAATTATATTGGTAAAAGTGATTTATATATAACTAATTGTATTAAACGCGCATTAAGACATGAGTTAATACATACATTTTTAGATGAATCTGGTTTATTCTGTAATGCAAATGCTTTTAAAGGTCCTTGGCCTGTAAACGAAGAAATGGTAGATTGGTTTGCATTACAAATGCCAAAGATATTTAAAGTATTTCAAGAGTTGGATTTATTGGATAATGAGTAAGTTCGCTAATATTATCTCTTATATTATAGGAGGTGAAAAGCATATGAAAATAGTAAAAGGAACAATTTATATTATTCATTTTAAGAGTAAATCGGATAGTTTATGGTATGCAATGAACAGTTCTAATGGTAAGAAATTATTTACAAAATTAGATGAAGTTGAAAAGCTTCTTGAAGAACATGGTTTTGAAAAACTAGCAAATTCAGGAAGTGATGAAAATGTAGTTTCAAGATTTGTAAATATGGATTATACTGATGGACAGGACAGAGTAACTTATTTCGATTCGCCGAGAGCAGAAATAATTAAAGAAGAATGTGAGTTTGAAGTAGCTGAGTAATCACAAAAGAGGGTATCAAAGATATTTGGTACTCTCGCTTTTTATATGTTCTCTTTATAGGAGCTTATAGTTAAGTTTAGAAAGGAGAATATTTATGACATTAGTAAAGACAACATACAAGTGTGATATTTGTAAAAAGGAGTATCCTAGTAAACACTATATTGGCGGTCGAATAGCAATAGATCATGCAGATGATGAAGATGTATTCGGTTCACATGATATAGAATACCGGGAAGTCTGTAGCGAATGTACACATAAAATAGCTGGATTTGTTTATGATATGGCAGTAGAGTCTCCCGTAATGAAGATGGAAGAACTTGAGCAACTTTGTGATGAATAACATCAAAATGGGTAGTGACAGAATATGTTACTACTCACTTTTTTCTTAAGGAGAATTATTTATGAAAATAATTATTGATACTGATAAAATAGATGGTTTTAATAATTTACAAGATATTCCAAAAAATTGTAAAGAATGCCCTTATAGAAATAATATTCCTAGTGATAGTACAGTTGATTGGGATTGTGATTTAATTGGATATGGTTATAAACATAATGATGGTATTAGAAAAAGAATAAAAGATTGTCCTATTATTGAAAAAGTAAATTAAAGGAGAAATAAATGTATAAATACAATGATGTTTGGGATTGTCAGGTATCACAATTTGAAGATCCACAAGATATTAATAAATATTGTATACACAAAATAAGTGCTTGCAGTAATGAATTAGAACTTGATAAAGTTAATGAATTCTGGTGTGCAGATAATCCAGCAGGTATATTTGTTTGGGGTGCAAATATTAAAGCAAATAACAGAGATGAGAAGCCATAATAAAGTTTAAAGAATTACTTGTAGATAAGAAGAAAAAAGATATTACTGATTTTTTAAAGGAGAAATAAATAAATAAAGATATATGTGGAACTTGCGAAAATTTTGATCCAAATAATATTGTAACTAATGAATGGCTAGGCGAAACATATGTTTGCAAGAAAGGACATATATGTGAACCATGGAATTTACATGATGGTTGTGAAAATTATAAAGATTATGAAGAGAATAATGAGAAACAACCATTTGAACAAAAAGATAGTGATAGTGAATTAAATAAAGTATTAGAATTCTTATGCAAGATAGCTAAAGAAAAAGATATTCATATTGATTTCAGTCCAGTAATTTATGATTCATCATTTCCAACATTTAAAGTAATACAATATAGAACTAATCCAAAGAATGGTAAAACATATAAAATTACACAAATAATTGATGTTGATGGTTTAAGAATTAAAAATGTAACATTTAAACAAGTTATAGATGAAATTGTTAGACAGTTTGACGATCAATTTAATGATATGTTTAAGGAGGCATAACTATGAAAGAATTTAAACCTTGTCCATTTTGCGGAAATAAAGATATTACAATTGAAAAAGTATCAAATAATGCAGGAATGGATGGAAGTTATGATAACTGGTTAATTAAATGTGGAGTATGTTTTGCAGAAATGAACATTCCAGCAGATAATTTTTATGGAAGAGAATATTATACACAAGAAGAAGCTATTGCAATGTGGAATTACAGAAAGGAAGAAACATGATGCAATACAGTAGAAAGACTTATAATAAAAAGAAATATATACCTTATTATAGCAAGAGCAATGAAGTACATTATTATGCATTTCATGATATTGACGA